AGTGTCTTGTGGTCTTGTATCATACCACATTGAATTCAGTGAATGTGCATGTGCAGATTTAACACCCTTTGACCATGCTTCTGCTTCTATTTTAAGTCTTTGTTTTTCGACTCTCTCATCATATTGTGTCATTTTCTCTCCCCTTTTTAAACTGTTTATCTGCACTTCGTTGTAATGATTTTTCGACTTGATTGTCTAACCATCTAAAAAACCATTGTCTTAACTTTCCCATTATGCCTCTTTGTTTGGATTCCACATAACTAGGTTTTTAGTTTTGAGTCTGTTTGCAACAATAGTATATCTGTTTTGTTCATCTTTCCATTCTTTTAACCATTTGTGTCCGTCTCTCTCTGCATCTATAAAGATTGCATTAGTGAATGCCATTGGTAATAAAATACCTACATGGATAAAGATACTTATAACTGTATTGTAGTTAAACATTCCTAGATAGTTTGCAGCTAAGAATCCAAAGAACACACTCCATACAGTGAACAAGACTAACATAAAGTATGTCTGTAAACTCGGGTCGGGAATCAGTGATAGTGGATTGTATCTCACGTCCATTACTCTTCTCCAACCATTTACAAAACTCATAACAGTTCTTCTAAATAAACTTGGTTTTTTCATCATTGGTTCTATTTTACTCATTTTATTCTCCTATGTGATTTCTCACAAACTCTTTTACTACATGAAGTCCTACTGACAACCATGTAATTACTATTAGACTCCACACTAATAGTTCAATCACTTGAACTTACACTCAGACATAATCTCGGTAAGACATGCAACGAAATTGATTTCACTATCCATTGCAAAAGCAGACTTGTATTGATAGTCTGCAATAATCAAAACACTTGCTGGAATACTAGAAGGTTCTAGTCTTTGTTCAAGTGTATTAAAGACTTTTCTAAACAAAGTATCAAAATCATTATCACTATTTTGTGCAACCCACTTCCTCATAGAAGTCCAGTTCTTATCCTTCATCATATCAATAAGTGGTGTTAGTTTCTCTTCGGCTAGTGTTGCAATAAGACCAGTGTCTATTACACCACTGACTCCATATCTTTGAACCTCGTTGATACACCTTCTGAAATCGGGGAAGAACTTTAATATAAGTTCAACCAAAACCTTTTCGTCATACTTAATACTTTCGTTATCACAAATTTGTTTAAGTCTTGAAAGGAATATTCCAGCAAGTTGTTGTTTATCACTGGGTGTTAGTTTGAAGTCTATGACTGTTGTTCTTGAATGTAGTGGTTTAATAATTCTATTCTTGTAATTACAAGTAAAGATAAATCTACAGTTCGAAGAGAACTCCTCTATGAAGTTTCTCAAGGCAGGTTGAACTGAGTCTGCAGAAATGTAATCTGCTTCATCAAGGATAACAACCTTTGACCCACCACTAAGTGAAACTGTAGATGCAAAGTTTTTAATTTTAGTTCTTAAGGTATCAATCAAACGACCTTCGTCTGACCCATTGATTACTATAAAGTCTGCACCCAGTTCGTTGCATAGTGCCTTTGCAATTGTTGTTTTACCAACACCAGCAGAACCACATAACATGAGATTTGGTATCTCTCCCTGTTTTACAAATTCTCTAAAAGTATTCTTAATACCCTCGGGTAGTATCGTGTCCTCAATTGTTTGAGGACGATACTTTTCTACAAATAAAAATTCATTCATCATAAGAAGTTAAAACCCCTCCGAATTAACTGTCATAAGAACCCTTGAAGATTGATGAGATGTCTTATGTCCCGTATGCATTGCAGAGACTATTGCAATACTTACTCTATTATATAGGTTAAACATTGTATTTTGAATCAGGCTCCAATGCAATAAAGTATTCTAAATCCACATCTTTGTTTTTAAAGTGTGAGATTCCTTTTGAAGAAACTAGAACTTCATAGTTTCCATCTAATACTTTAAGGTTCTCAATCTTAAAGTTCATAGTGTATGAAACACCATTTCCTTCACCCACGATTCTTGAGAATGTGTTTGAAGTTGCATTCTTCTTATCAGTCACTTCCAATTTAATTGTAGTTCCATTTGAAGAAAGAATTAAATCTCCGACACCTAGAACACTTGCTGCTTTCTGCAACTCGTTTAGAAGTGTAGAAGAGATATCAATACCGATTTCTGCATCAGGCATTGTTATCATTTTTTCGGGTGAAGTCACCATTCCTTCACTTGCATAAAAATACGCAAGACTAGAATTTGTGTCTGCAACTGTTAGACTTGCATCACCGAAATTAAAATCGGGGTCTTCCAGTAAACTGGTTGCACCTAAAAACTCTGGCAGATTGTAGATACTGAAATCTTGAGGAAAGTCCTCAGACACAGTTGCAACTGCAAGAATGTTTTTCATATTAGAGATTGTTTGAAGTGTGTTTCCACTACTTACTTTAATCCCTTGGTTTATTGTTGAGAAATTTTTGAAGATATTCCTCGTATCATTACTAATTTTCATCACTTGTTAGCCTCCTTTATCGCTTTGTCGTGAACGTGAAGCATGAATAATGCATAGTGTAATACTTTAAGTATATCTGCACGATTCTTCCCACCTTTTTTTCCGTATCTTTGGGCATACTTTAGTATGTTCCCGATACAAAATCCTTCCCCATGACCACTGTCAATTATAAATTCAGTGGACTGGTATTTGTTTAAACTGTAGTGTTGGTCATAAGTTGTATCAATATACGTGGAGAACTCTTTAAGAAGTTCTCCCTCGTCATATTTGTAGTCAATTGGTTTTGACTTAGTCTTAAATAATCCCATACTAGTCATTATACTCTGAAGACTCAGTTTCGTCAACTGGGTTTTCTGCATTCAAGTCTACTCCAGCATCAATCTTGGAGTAGAGGTCGAGGATACTATTTCTAGTCTCTTCGTCAAACCTTGAAATACACATAGTGATTGACTTCAGTTTGTCGTCAAACATTCTGAATGCATTCACAATGTGAACCAATCTTCTAGTGGTAATAACATCATCAATCGCACCTTCATAGTAGGTTTTTCTGATAATGTCTGCCCAATCTACTAGTTTGTGACAGAACTCGGTATCAACATCTCCAGTCAATTCCATTTCTTTTTTAAGAATACTTCTCTCAGTAGTCACTGGTGGATATTCTTGTTGCATTGTGATTGCAAACCTTTCCAACATGGCTTCATTCATGATTTGAGTTCCTATGAACTTTCCATCATCAGACCCTTGTCCTTTAGTGTTTGCAGTTGCAAGAATTGTGAAACCTTCTTTAGGTGAAACCCACTCACCAGTTTTCTTGATTAGGTATCCTTTACCTTCAAGAACTGATTGTAGACACATAAGTTTGTTAGAACCCAAGTCAACTTCGTCAAGAAGAAGGACAGCACCTTTTCTCATTGCTTTGATAACAGGGCCTTCTCTGAAGACAACATTACCATTGACCAAAGTATGACCACCCATTAGGTCGTCTTCATCAGTCTCGATTGTAATGTTAACTCTGAAAAGTTCTCTCTTCAATTGAGCACATGTTTGTTCAATCATAAGAGTTTTACCATTTCCACTTAGTCCAGTAATGAATACTGGGAAAAAGATTTTGGACTTGATAATTCCTTTAACGTCTTTGAAATGTCCAAAAGGAACATAGTTAGACATCTTCTCGGGAATGATTTTAATATTGTCATTCAAGTTAACAGACTCAGTCGCAGCGGCAACTGGCATGTTTTGTGGAGCAACTGGTGGTGCAACTGCAACCACTTGAGGTGCTGGATTTACAGGAGGAACAACTGCAGATTCAGAATATCCACCATTGTATCCACCGATAATTTGGGTAAGATTAAAGACACCATTGTCTCTAAAATTGTACCTAGAAGATTTTACCCAATATGGGAACGTCCCAGTATTGTCAATTTCTTCTTTAGTAAAAACCGATTGATTCGGATACTTAGATACCAGTGTATCTAAAAATTCCTTCCTATCGGGTGTGTAGTGAAACGGCTTTCCCATCACGTCAATCGATTCACTTCTGTCATA